TTTAGAGTCAAGAGTGAAGAGATTGGGTCGTCAGGCGTATCATCAGATAGGCGAGTTGAATGGTAAGGAATCGTTGCGTTATTTAACGGATTTAGGCAAGTTATTGGGTCAGATGAGTGGAGAGTTGGTAGAGCGTAAGGAGGTACAGGTGAATACGATAGAGAGTTACAGTCGTTTATTAGCTTTCAAGCCAACTGAGCATGATGAGTTTAGGGGTATTATAGTGGAGCCGATAGTGGAGCGTAGATTGCTTGACTGAAAAATAGGACATTGAAACACTCTGATAATTGGAAAACACCTAGTGAATTTTATAATTCTCTAGATGCAGAATTTAATTTTGATTTTGATCCTTGTCCTTACAACGAAAACGAAATTGTAAATGATGGATTAAAAGTTGAATGGGGAAAATCAAATTTTGTAAATCCTCCTTATAGTCAAAAACTAAAAGAGCAATTTGTAAAAAAAGCAGTTGAGGAAATGAAAAAAGGAAAAGTTTCTGTTTTTATTATACCTGTATCTACAAGTACAAAATTATTTCACGAATGGATCAAACCAAACGCAAGTGAAATTGAGTTCTTAAAAGGTAGAATTAAATTTGGTAAGCGAGATGAAAATGGAAATTTCTATTTACCATTAAACGATAAAGGAAAAACACAATCAGGAACAAAAGATAGTATGATAGTCGTCTTTGGAACCCAATCGTAGTCTTGCCTATAGCGTAATTCAAATCTCTCGCTTCGCTCTCGCTTCGCTTCGCTTCGCCTCGCTTCGCTCGGCTTCGCCTCGCTCAACTCGCTTCGCTCGTACTCTCGTGTCCTTTGTGGTTAATCGGCTCTCGCTTCGCTCGGTGGTTTTAGGGGCTTCGCCAAAAAAAAGCCCGTTTCCTGCGTCACGGGCTAAAAAGCGGTCTCTCTGCGTTGCTTCACTTTGTTTCGTTCCTCGCTTTCAGTCGGCTGTCGCCTTCCGTTTTCGCTCCTCTCTTCACACGCTCCGCGCCTTGTTCGGCTCTCTCTCGCCCCCGCCCCTTTCCTTTCTGATTCGCTACGCATTCGCTTCGCCTGAATCAAGGTGGGGCGGTTGCTACTTTCGCACTATTGGGGGGGCGCGATGGCTTCATTCGGTAACGCGATTTAAGGTCTCCTTTCAGTCGTCATTTTATTTCCTCGCTACTACGCCACGCGGGACGAGGCATCGTCCGCTATGTGGCTTCGCTACGGTTGCTACACTCTGTCGTCGTACCTCCTCCGACGTTCCCGCCCCCGTGCCTCTTTACGCCTTTTCCCCGCGCCCCGCCTCCGACGCTCCTTAGCTTCAACCCCCTTTTTATGCGTGTTAATAAATAGCGGGGGTTTTTGCTTCGTCGCTTTACTCGGGGTGCTTTTTTCCGCAGTCACTAGAAAACAGCACAAAAATAGCGTCGCTTCCGCTTCGCTACATCGCCACTATTTTTCCGCTGTTTTTTTCTTTGGATTATATTCTGATGATTTGAATCGCAAAAAACAAAAGAAAACGAAATAAAGCGATTTAAAGTAAAATTATCGGTGTAGTGTCGGTGTTGTATTAAAAAATAATTACATTTGCTTAAATTTAAAATTTGAGATATGTACACGGGGATTCAAAAACTATTAGTAAGCGGTGCGGGTATTGGAGCGATAGAAATTGTTCCAGCAGTTATACCACCATCGCCTGAGGAAGTTGCAACAGTTGGTCAATTAATAATTCAAGCTATAGTAGCAATATTTACAATTATCGGCATATTTCGGAAAAAAAAATAAATTAACCTTTTAAAATCAATATTATGAAAATCAAATTTGGAGCAATTGTTGTCGCTGGTAGTGGCAAAATTGGGGGGCATGTAGCCTCAAAAAATCGTGGAGGCGCTTATCTTAGAACTAAGGTAACACCCACAAATCCTAATACTAGTTCTCAAAATGCGTCTAGAAGTTTGCTAGGTTCATTGAGTACGGGCTGGTCAGGACTACAAGAAAGCCAAAGAAATGGCTGGAATGGAGCAGTAAATGATTATGCTTCAACAGATATTTTTGGGGATATTAAAAACCCCTCAGGAATTAATTTGTATGTAAAACTAAATGCGAATCTTGCTAAAAGCGGTCAGGCATTTATTTCAGATGCTCCCGCTAAGAAAGCAGTGGCATATTCTGCGTTAGAAAGCGTTGTTTTTTCAGCGGGTACTTTAGCTAACAGTAAAATAACTTTTGCTGATAGCGAACTTGATGGCTCAAGAGTTGTAGTGAGAGCTACACCGAAAGTATCAAATGGTACCTCGTTTGTTAAAAGTGAGTATAGAGATATTTTATCAGCAACAGTTGTAGCAGGCGAAGTCTCTTTTGGTCAGGCTTATATTGACAAATTCGGTAATTTAGCCGAATTAGACAAAATGTTTGTTTCTGTTCAGGTAATAGAAAATAATGGTCAAGCGGGTATTGCTCAGTCAATGGTTTGTATTGCATCTGTTTAGAATTAACTAAATCTAATAAAAAGGGGTCGGGCTTTGCCCTGATCCCTTTTTTTGTTTAATATTAAAAAATATTATATACATTTGTACTGAATAAAATTCCATTGTTGTGATAACATCGGTACAAAATATTAAAAAACAGCCTACTTCTTAATTGAGGTCAGGCTGTTTTTTCATTTACATCTAAATCAAATTATATGAATTTTCCATTAGCTAAAGAAATATACGGAAGTCCTTGGAGTGTAGATTCGGTTTCTATGTTGCATTTGTCTTCAATACTTAAAAATTTACAAAATGGTATTGCTTTAGATGTTCCAGAACAAAAACTGAATTCTATTAGTTTGTTGAAAATTAAATCAGAAACTAGAATAGTAAATGAAGAATGGGATTTAGAGAATAAAGATTCTTTCGAAGGAATTGGAATTATAAATCTAAATGGGCCAATTACTAAAAATGGAGGAATGTCTTCTTTTGGAACAAAAGGATTATCAAACTCCATGCTTAAAATGTCTAAAGATTCAAGGATTAAAGGTTTTATTGTAAAGACTGATTCTGGAGGAGGAGCATCGGCAGCAGTTCAAATAATGGTTGATGCGATTAATGAAGTAAAGAGTGTCGTTCCTGTTTATGGTTTAGTAGAAAAGGGAGGAATGGCAGGTTCGGCCGCTTATGGAGTTCTTTCACCTTGCACAGGTATTTTTTCAGAAGATGGAATGAACATAGTTGGAAGCGTTGGAACAATGATTCAATTTTCAGCAACTCCTCACGGGAATGTTGATACTAATGGAGAAAAAACAATTTGTTTATATGCCACTAAATCGACTGCCAAAAACAAAGCATTTGAGGAAGCTATAAATAATGACAATTATGAATTACTTGTAAACGAACTTTTAGATCCAGTTAACGAAAACTTTATTTCAACAGTAGTTTCAAATAGACCGCTTTTAAAAGGAACCAATTTTGATGATGGTCACACAGTTTTCAGTAAAGATGCTGTAGGAACATTTATTGATGGAATTGCGAGTTTTGATGAAGTAGTTTCAATGATTTTATCAGATTCTAAAAAAGGAGTAAACACAAATATAAATAACAAATCAAATTCAAATAAAATGACAAAAGAGCAATTACAAAGCGAGTTTCCTGCTGTTTATTCAGAGATTCTACAAGAGGGAGTAGCGCAAGAAAGAGAAATGGTTGCAGGTTGGAATGCCTTCAAAGGAATTGATGCCAAAGCGGTTGAAGCGGGTATCGCAAGTGGTTTGCCTATCAAGCAATCGGAGGTTAATTCATTCATTGTGAAAGCAACACAAGCCAAAGCAGTAAACGATTTGAAATCTGATAATGCGCCTGATTTTACTACAAATGAAACTTCAACAGAAGGGAATTCAGAGATTTCTGCAAAAGAAAAGGAAATTGCTGCAGCATCAAATTTTAAAATTAAAATTAAATAGATATGGTTTACGCTAAACAAAGAGGGGCTACCCGAAATCAATCAACGGTAGATTATACAAGAGATAACATATTCCTTTACGGAAATCGTTATAACGAGGGAGTTCTTGTGAATAATCTAGGAGAATCTATAGATGCGCAAGATGGTTTTTTAGTAGTAAGAAATTCAGGTTCTTTTGAAACGGCTACGGCTAAATTCGTTGCTTTGACAACAGGTCAAACAATGATTATCGCTGGTCTTACTTACACTTCAACAGGTGCGACCACAGCTGCTCAATTAGCTGCTGCATTTGCAAATTTAGCATTAGGTGCAACAACAGGAGCAGGAACAGCTACAGGCTCTTATTCTGGAGCTTTAACAGCTTATTCTACTGGTGCTGTAAGCGGTGCTAATCTTGACAAAGTAGTGTTTACTGCTTCAACGGTTGGTCAGAAAACAGATTTAGTTGCAACAGGTACAGGTACTTCGCCAACATTTACAATCGTTAATGGTACTGCTGGAGTTGATGAGGGATTCTCTCCTGCGACTTCTGCTAATTTAGCTAACGTAATTGGAGTTTTGAAGTTGAGAGATTTTGTTACTCTTGCTGATGGTGCTTCTACAAATGCGAATTACGCTTTTTCAGGAAGTATTGATGCAGGATTGCTTATTTTACCATTAGGAGTAACTTTAGATTCTATGGTGGGGTCTTTAGCTTTAAAAGATATATTAACAACACGTGGTTTCGTTCTTAAAAATGTAACGGAGCTATCTAAATACGGAAATTAATTATGGCAATTTCAATTATAGAACATAATAGCATTATGACTACAAAGGTAGTGGGTGCATTTAAAGAAGTAATTCCGGTTGCTGCTGGATTTTCTCAATGGTTTCCAGAAGAAACTACTCCGTCATTGGAAGTAGATGTAACTGTACAACGAGGTTCAAGAAAGATTTCTGTAGATGTAGAGCGTTTTACAGAAGGTAGAGCAACTAAAATGCCAAAAGTAACTGCAAATAAATATATTCCGCCTTATCATGAATTGGAGTACTACTTCAACAGGGATGAAGTATTTATGAAGCTTATTCAGTACGGAGCTTTAGGTTCTCCAGAGGGAGGTGCTGCAATTGCTCAAAATGCCTTTGATAATCTTAATGAGCAAAGAAAAATGATTCAAAGAGCAATTCAAAAGCAACAATCGGATATTTTGCAAACTGGAATTATTACTCTTAAAAATGGAGATAATATCGATTTCAAGCGAAAACCAGCTTCAATGATTAATGTTAATACAGCTGGTAATCCTTATTGGAGTAACCCAACAACTGCAAAACCACTAGATGATTTAGCTAAAGGAGGTTTGTTTTTAAGACAAATTGGAACTGCTTCTGGAAATGAGCTGAATTTTATCGCAAGAAGTTCTGTTATTGCTGCTTTAATGAATACCGATCAATACAAATCATTTGCTGATTATAGAAGAATTGACAGGCTTCAAGTTGGAATGCCACAATTCACAGAATCTACAGGATTCACATATCACGGTCAGATTGCTGCAGGAACTGATTATAGAGTTAATCTTTGGTCTTACGATGAATTTTATGAGGATGAAGATGAAAAATCTGTTTATTACTTGAGTGATAAATTAGGTATTTTGTTACCTATGAACTTTCAGGGGAAAACTGTCTTTGGAGGATTATACGGATTGAAAAATTCAAGCATTGGTGGAGCATCAACTAAAATTCCAGCACTTATAGAAACAGATTATTTAATTAGACCTTTCTATGACGAAAAAACTGTTTCAAGCGGAATCATACAATCTTCTGCACCAATTGTAATTCCTATTACTGTTGATAGAATATTCTCTTTACAAGTTATTGCATAATCTTTCGGATATGAGAAAATTTAAGGTATTAGTTATAGCACATTCATTAAAGCAAAATAAAATTGCCAAATTTGATGAAAGAGTATCTGAAAGCCAATTAACAAGTCCTGCTGATGAATTAGTATCAACAGGATTTCTTGAAGAGGTTTTTGAAGATGTAAATGAGATTGAAGTAGATTCTACTGAAATTGAAAAAGAAGAGGTTTTTGAAGATGTAAAAAAAGAAATAAAAGACATCAAAAAACCTTTTATCAAAAAATAAGTTATGAATCCATTTGAATTAGCGAAGAGAGATGCAAAATTTGTGATAAACAATAACAGTTTTGATATTGAAATGCTAACTCCAGACAAGAGTAAAACTATTAATGTTACAGGATGGGCGGTAAAACACGTTATTTCATTTGATTCTGATGGAAACCAAGTAAACACTAAAATATCACGAATTACAGTTGATGAGGATGTTTTAGTTGCCAATGGAATTACAGTAAGAAATGCCCGTGGAGAGATAGCATTATTGAACTACAAAGTAAAATTTAAAGATAGTTCTGGTGTGTTAAGAAGTTTCAGCGTGAGAGAACAATTACCAGATCAGAACTTCGGTTTAATAATGCTAATCCTAGAGGATGCAATAATCTAAAACTATGGCTTCGATAATAACAGAATTGATTCCTGACCAACCTTTTGAGATTATACAAAATCGAATTGGAGAAATATTACTTGAAGAAATTACTGCTCAACATACCTTACAGAATTTAGATTCAGAATTTGAGTTTTTTATTGAGCGTATAAAGCCATATGATACCAGTGAAGATGTTGTAATTACATTGGCTTGTAGAGAGCAGGATAATATGGAATACACGCAAAGAAGTTCACAAGGACAGAATATGTATTTCATTGATATTTTCACAGGAGGAATTGAGACGGGAAATGAAAGTATGAGTGAAAACGTTAGGAGGAAATTATTCAAATACGTTGGAATTATAAAGTACATTTTAAATTCAGGTAAATATCCAACATTAGGTTTTCCTCCTGGATTAATTGGAAACAAGCATGTAAAGAAAGTGACTTTCGATACTGATTATTCAAACTGGGGAAATCACTCAAATTATGATGGTTCAGGGATTCGTTTTTGCAGAATTATATTCATGGTGACTGCACAAGAAACAACCGAACTCTGGACAGGAATACCGCTTCAAGGAAATGATTCTATAGTTTACACAGGAACAAATAAAGGAACTCAATTGAAATTTAACAATTAAAATAAAAAAATATGAGTACAATATCAACAGCCGTAGGAGTTGACAGATTATCAAGAACTACAGGTATTGTTTTACAAAGAGGTAAATTTAATAATGATACACCTTATTTGCCCCAAGTAATTGTAATTTTAGGTGAGGCAAATACAGCAAATCAAGCTGGATTGACAGTTGATCCGGTAGAGGTTACAAGCGCAAGCGAAGCAGCTGATTTGTTTGGAGCAGGTTCACCAATTCATTCTGTAATGAGAATTTTAAGACCTCTTTCTGGTGATGGTGTAGGTGGTATTCCAACTATTATTTATCCTCAAATCACTGCAGTAGGAGCAACAGCAACATCAAGAGTTTGGACAGTAACAGGTACAGCTACAGCAAATACTATTCATACAGTAATTGTAAACGGTAGAGATAGCTTAGATTATAAGTCTTATCAAGTTAGTATTGCTACAGGCGATACTCCTACCGTAATTGCAGGAAAAATAAAAGATGCTATCAACGGGGTAACAAGCGCACCATGTTCAGCTGCTAATACTGCAGGTGTTTTAACCTTAACTTCAAAATGGAAAGGTATTTCAAGTGCTGAGCTAAATATTTCATTTGATTTAGGAACAAAGGCAGCGGGGGTGTCTTATAGCGAAACAACTTCAACAAATGGTACAGGAGTAGTCAATTTAGCCGCTTCTTTGGCTTTATTTGGGGATAATTGGAATACAATCGTAATTAACACCTACGGAGAGGCTCAATTTGATGCGCTGGAAGCCTTTAACGGTGTCCCGAATGATGTAATACCTACAGGAAGATATTCGGGGCTTATTTTCAAGCCTTTTGTAGCTTATGCAGGAAGTGTTTTATCTGATAAAGATGATTTATCATTGATTACAGATGATGCTGATAGAATTTCGCAAGTTACCAATGCTTTATGTGTTGCACCAAATTCAAAAGGATTTAGTTATGAAGCAGCGGCTAATGTTGCTTATTTAGCGGCCATTGTTTACCAAAACCAACCTCATTTGGATATTAGCAACATGGCTTATCCTGATATGCCAGTCCCAAGGGATGGTAATATTGGAGACATGAGAAATTATGTTAATCGTGATTTCTTGTTGAAAAAGGGATGTTCTACTGTTTTTCTTAAAAATGGTGCTTATGTAGTTCAGGACTTTGTTACAACATATCATCCGGATGGTGAAGTTCCATTGCAGTACAATTATGTTAGGAACTTGAATTTGGACTTCAATGTTGCTTATAAATACAGATTGTTAGAGCAACTTTATTTGGTTGACAAAGTTATTGTTTCAGACGATCAATTAGTAACCGTTGGGAATTGCATCAAGCCAATTGAATGGAAATCTATTGTTTATGGTTTGTTTGATGATTTAGCTGAAATAGGATTAATTATTGATCCTGAATTTTCAAAATCAAGTGTGGTTGTGAATATTTCTACAATTAATCCAAATAGATTTGAAACTACATTCTCATACAAGAGAACTGGAACGGTAAGAATTGCAAGTACAACGGCCAAAGCAGGATTTTAACTTTTAAAAAATAAATATTATGGCATTAATTTTTGGAGATATGTTATCAATTACTTGTAGTCATTCTACTGGAGATTACAGGTTTGAGCCAAAATCAAATGAATCATTCAACGTTGATAAAGGAGGTGTCAGAAACAATGATGATGCTAATCAGATAGGAACACAAGGCACTCTTATGGTTCAAAAGTACAGAACAAGGGGCAAGATTGAGGGACCTATTTTAGCTTCAACACAAGTTGAAACGGATTTAAATATTTTGACTAAATCTGCTTTACCTGGAGATTGGACTTTTGTTCACACGTCAGGTGCTGTTTACAGAAGTGTAAGAGGCGGAGTTCCTGTTGGAGATTTGCAAACAGATACAAATGCAGGTACTATTACGCTTATTATTGCAGCAGGAGAATTTGAACAAATAGGAGGTTAATTAAAAAACAGAAAATATGAAAAACAAATCGGTAATTAGTGAGGATGTTGCATTGAATGATTTAGAAGCTTTTATCAATGAATGGGTTGAAAAGCCAGAGGCAAAAGACAAATTGGCGGAATCTTATCCAATGATTTTTGATGCGTTAATGAGTGGTAATTTAATACTTGAAAATAACATTCCCACTTATAAAATGGTTGTTCCTGTTAAAAATGATAAAGGGGAAATTTCTATTTCAGAACTTACGTTTAAAACACGTATTTCGCCTATAAATCAGGCTAATTTAGCAAAGGGGTTAGAGATTCGTACAGATGAATCAAATTATGCTCTTAATTGCCTTTGTTACATCATCGGTAAAACAAAGCAGGAAGTGGATCATTTTAGACAAAAAGATTTTGGGACTATTCGGGAAATATCTTCGCTTTTTATGAACGCTGGGTAGCCGGCGATATAAACCCCGTTATAAAAACAGTTGTTTATGAATATCAATTTCCTCCTTCTGAAATAAAAAATATGTACTGTGATGATTTTGACTTTCAAGGATTAATGTATTGGTACAAAGAATATATCAGATTAGAGAAATTACGAAAACCTAAACAATAGAAATGAATATGAAACCCATTGATAGATTAAATTTCTACAATGGGTTTTTAAATTTTTAAATAAACAAAATATGGCTTTAAGTGCAATGAGAGTTCCAACTATATTTACTGCTGTAGATAGGTTTAGTAATGTTGTCAATAAAATGACAAGGAGTACTACTGCATTTGGAAAAACTGCAGAAGAGGCTGCAATGAGATCATCAAGAAGATTTAGTGATGCGGGAACATCTATGTTGTCTGTGGGGGCTGGAATGGCTGTTGGTATAGGCCTTGCTGTTAACGAGGCTGTTAAATTTGAAAAGGCTATGGCTAATGTAAGTACGACTATAGATAGCACTCCTGAGTTAATGAAGCAAATGAGTGATTCTGTTTTGCAAATGTCAACAAAAATTCCGGTGCCAATTTCTCAATTAACGGATGCTTTATATGATGTGGTTTCTGCGGGTATAGCCGCCAAGGATTCTATGTTTGTTTTAGAACAATCTTCTTTGTTGGGACTTTCGGGACTTGGAACAGCAAAAGAAGGAGTTGATATAATTACCTCAGCATTAAACTCATTTAACATGAAAGCCACAGAATCTGCCAATGTAGCAAATATGGTATTTAAGGCTGTTAAATATGGTAAAACAACTGTTTCTGGACTTGCGGAGTCTTTTGGTTCTAGTTCTGCTTTAGTTAAAAATGCAAATGTTAGTTTACAGGAATATTTAGCAACAACTGCTGTTTTGACTACTACAGGTATGACTGCTTCAAGAGCGCAAACACAAATATCTTCCGCTGTAACTGCATTGATTAAACCCTCAAAAACAATGGGTTTGATTTTTACTAAATTAGGTGTAAAAGATGTTCCTAAATGGATTAAAGCAAACGGAAGTCTTGTGAAATCTTTACAAATAGTTAGAGACAAAGGGGAGGAAATGGGTGTGCTTAGCTCTAAAGCATTCGGACGAAAAGAAGGTTTCTCAGCAATGTTATCTTTATTAGGTCCGTTGGCAGCAAAGTATAAGTTAGTTATGGGTGACATTGTTAGTGGTACTGATTCAATGACAGAAGCCGTTGCAAAACAACAAAAGACATTTTCTGCACAGTTCCAGATAATGAAAAATAAAGTTACCAAGTTAGCTATTACTATTGGAAATGAATTAATGCCTAGAATTATTAATTTTATGGACACGGTTTCTCCTATGATTTCAGGGTTGACAGATTGGGCGGGAAGAAATCAATGGCTTGCTACTACAATATTGAATGTTACTGTAGGATTGTTAGGATTGGGTGCTTTGGCAAAAGTTGGAGCCGTTTTGTTTTTTGGATTAAGTAAGGCGATAGCTGTTACCAGTGCAATAACTAGAACTTTTACATTTATATCTACACTTGCAGCATTATCAAATGTGAGTTTGGCAAGTGCTACTTTATCGGCAACAGGTGCGATGTGGAAATTTGTTGCAGCTGAATTAGCAGCACTTGCTCCAATTGCTCTTGTTGTAGGGGCTTTAGGTGTTTTAGCACTTGCTTATAAAATGGTTTCAGATGCTACAAGAAAAACAATGTACACAACTGTTGATTCTTATAAGAAATCTGATGCTTCAATAAGATATTCTACTGTTGTTATGCAGTCAGAATTTGATAAACAGTTTAATCTTATGGTTGCTCAAAGAAATAGGGTAGATAAATTTAACGGAAAAGCTGTAAATGTTGGTAATATTGGTTTAACTAAAGATGGTTTTTATAATATGCCAAATATTCAAAAAGGTGTTTCTGCTACTCCTTTTTTAGATGAACAAAGTAAAAGTAAAAATAGTTTTTTCAGTCCTTCTGAAAGATTTAAGAATTATGGAATAATAGGACCTAATTTTTCTCAGCCTGATGTTTCTCAGCCAAAAAATTTAGCAGGAAAGTCAGATGTTCAATATAGATTGCCTAAAATTGGAGGCGAATTAAAAATTGTGGTTGAGTCAAAAGATGGTAGTAAGGTAAATGTGGATTCAAGTAAAGTGTATGGAATTTCAGCAAAAACAGATTCAACAACTGGTGTTAAAAACTAATAATTATGCTAACAAAAGATATTTTATTATACGAAACAGGAAGCGGAGGTGATTTCACCATTATAAGCAACGATTTAGTATTGGGAGATGTTCTATGTCAACAATTCTATTTAGCGATGTTTGGAGGTAACCTGATAGCGTCTACCAAGCAAGAATACCTCGAAAATGAAGAAAGATTTGATTATTGGGCTAATTCTTTAGTTTGGCCAACGAATAAAGCAAGGCAGTTCAATTCAGAAACAGAGCGAGTTTTGCAAGAAGTAGTTTTGAATAGTTCGGGCAGGATGAAAATTATTCAGGCTGTAAAAACAGATTTAGCATATTTGGAAACTATGATTAATTTTGATGTTGAGGTTAGTTTAGAAAGCTTAAATCGAATATCAATATTAATTACCTTTACAGGCAAGACAAATCAACAAGACAAATCTTTGCAGTTTGTGTTTGATAGTTCAAAAAATGAATTAATAATAGAACAAGTAATATGAAAAATATTCCAAGTATAATTGAGTTAAATGAGGATGTTGCAAATGATTTACGCAGCAAGCTTGGCTTAACTGATGATGATTTAAAAAAGGTAGTCGGTGCGCTGCCTTTAGTGCTTTCTGCACAATTGAAGTTGCTTTATTTGTTTTTAGGGGATATTCAGGACAATTGTTTTCCAGATAAAGCCAGTACAGAATTGAACGGAGGAACACTTGAAAGATTGGGTCGAATTTATTTGAATAGAAATCCTTTTCCAGATTCAATTGGAGTTTTTAAGCTTTCAGTTACAGGAGTTGCAGGATCAGTTTTAAGAAGTGATTTAACATTTAAATCAAATGATGATGCTTTGAATGCAGGGCAGGTTTATGTTTTGGACACGGAATATACTTTGACAGGTACAGCAGATGAAATAGAGGTTCGTTCCATTGGAGCTGGAGTTCTTTACAATTTAAGTGTTGGAAATAATTTAACTATTACTGAGCCTGTTATTGGAGTAGATAAAACCGTTACCGTTTCAGAAGTGGTTACGCAGTCAACGGCAGGAGAAACTGAGGAATTGTATCGACAAGCTATTTTGAATGCAATTCAATTGGAGCCACAAGGAGGAGCAAAATCAGATTATAGAATATGGTCGGGGGATGCTCAGGGAGTAAGATTGATTTATCCTTATGTGAGAGATGGTGAAGCCGGAACAATTGATATTTATGTTGAAGCTACTTTGATTGACAGCGAAGATGGGAAAGGAACTCCAGGTACTGCTATTTTGAATGCTGTTGCGGATGTTATAGATTTTGATCCTGATGTAACAAAGCCAGATTATGAAAGAGCAAGGAGGCCAATGCAAGCTAATGTAGAAGTTTCTGCCATTACTTTGATTCCTGTTGATGTTACAATTACAGGATTAAATGAAGATTCTGCCTCTGTTCAAACTGCGATTGAAAGTAGTTTAATTGATTTGATTTATGATGTTAGGCCATTTATAGATGGAGCCGATTTGTTGAGAAATAAAAATGATATTCTATATTCAGGAAATGTTCAGGGCGTTGTTACTTCTGCTTTGGTGAATGGAAATTTCTTTAATGTTTTGGAATTGAAAGTAGATGGAAACATAGTCACTTCTTACGAATTTGGTTTGGGAAATATTCCTTATTTGAGAAACTTAATATTCAATTAATATGGCTTATGAAGTAACAGAAAAGAGTACGGTTCACGGTTATGGAACGCCTCATGGTTATAATACTCCTCACAGGTTTCCTAATTATCTGAAAGGAAGTCTGGCTGATATTATGGCAAATTTAGCCATTGATTTATATCCAACTGGAAGGGCTTTTACAATGCAAAAAGGAGGTATTGCAGATAATATGCACGTGGCCCTCAATAGAAGTTTTATTCGGTTGATTAATTCTGGATTTTCAGTATTAGATTCTAACTTACCAGACAATGAAAATTTTGATTCTGATGATTGTTTGCTTTGGGAATATCGCCTTGGATTAAGAACAAATGAAGCTTTACCAATTCAAGACAGGCGGGATTCTATTTTAAGAAAAATGAGCCGTGGCCGAAATGTTCCAGCAAGACAAGGTAAAGAATACCTCGAATATCAATTGAGAATAGCAGGATTCGATGTTTATGTACATGAAAATACTATTCCTTATAAAACTCCAGAAGATATAATTGCAGGATCGAGTAATACCTCTCAGCATGGAGGAACTTCACAGCACGGAATCGGTATGCAGCACGGCTCTACGTCGGCTCAGTTGATAGCTAATTTATCAACTCCAAATGAATCTTTTTCTGTTGGTAGTGAAAACCTTTGGGCAACTTTTTTTATAGGTGGTGCTGTACTCGGAGAATCTGCTATTATTTCATCAAATAGAGAGCAAGAGTTTCGAGAATTAGTTTTGAAACTTAAGCCAGCGCATTTAATCGCTTTTACTTTTATTAATTTTGTATAAAATAAAAAAATATGAGAACACTTTTTAATCGAACTGATGTAGAAAAATCAGACTTGGTAAAATATCCATCAGGAAGAATCAAAGATAATTCAGGAGTAGGAGATGGAACAGCCGTAAATGAAGCCACAAAAGGAGATTTTCATCAAATGTTAGAGAAGTTGATGCGGTTGTACGCTATAATTCCAAATGATTTGCCAGATAATGAAGCTAATGGATTTCAATTGATTGATGCTCTACGGGGTTTAGCTTCCAAAAATGACTTTATTTACCCATTAAGCACCAACGGAACAATATTAAACGTGGATATTAAGTTTTCACAAATGCTGAATAATGAATATATTGTTTGTTTGGCCGCATTCAATAAGGCATCGGAAACCCAAATAAAGGGCATAGGAGCGGGAACTTTCGCAATTACATACTCAGGTAATTTTAAAACAAATGAGTATGTTAGGGTAATCAAAACAAGCGGAGGAGTTTCTATAATTAGAATTGCTGATGCTTTGAGTTTAGATGCAATGGTTGCTGATTCTTTATATTTAAAAAAGGCAACACAAGCGGAAGAAAATGCTGGTTCTATTGATACGGTTGCCACAACTCCATTGGTAAATAAAGTAACTTATGCTTTGAGAACAATAGGTGCCGATTCGGTAAATTATTTAGCAACAGCAGCAAGAAATGGCTTGTACCCAAAAGAACACTTTACAATTGTAGCAGGAATTGGTGCGAGTCCTGTAAAGAATTATGGAACAATAAGTTTTGATGTTGGACAAACTTCTCCTACTATTCCAGCTGATGGAGATTTTGGACCGTCTGCTTCAATTACTGGAACTGCTCCAGATAGTATAATTACAGTTACAATGGCTAATGCAATGAGTGGAACAAATTATTATTGCAGAGCTTTTATTCAAGGTCAATCAAGTAGTTTAAATAATGATAATGATATTTGTGCGCCTGTTTTTAAACCATTGAATACTACTCAATTTCAAATATCTTTTAGAGAAGTTTCAGGAAATACTCAAAGCTTAAAAGTACATATAGAAGTAGTTCAATTATAATAAAAAAAATATTCGATGAAAACAATACAGCAATTAGCAATACCTAAAGAATTAAGCGCAAATTTTCCTTTTGGTGCCATTGTAAACGAAACAGATGTTACTGATGGAACGCCTGTAGTTAGAGAGGTTTATAACGATCATATAGTAAATAACTACAAACTTTTAGAGGAGGTGGGTTTATTGCCTACTGGAGCCGAGGATAATGAAACTACTGGCTATCAAATACTAGAAGCTCATAAGCTTTTGCCTAATAAATTGAATGATATTGAGCGGGTTTTGTCTTTGTCAACAACTGTTTGGAGTGCGCCTTTTGATTTAGATTTTCTACCAAATAAATATTTTTTTGTTGCAAGAGCAAGTGAGGATTATGTTGCAGGAACTGTTTATACTTTCAAGGGGATAACGGCTACTGAATATGGATTTACCAGCACAGGTTTTAAATCTGGTGATGAATTATTAGTAATCATTGATTCAAGCGGAGTTAGAGCTTATTCTTTATCTAGTTTGTCTGGAGCTTCTGCTGCGGAAGTTTTCGCTGTTATAGGAACGCCTGTTGCATTCAATGATACGAATAAAATGTGGTATCAAGAGGTAGGACAGCTAATGAGTGATGTTCCAAGCGTATATTCTTTAGAGAGTATTATTCGGGTCGATGTTTCGAATGGAACCGTTTTGCTAAATGATATTTTAATTCTTAACGGATATGCCCTTTGCTTCTGTATTATTCCTGCAACAAATGTTTATTTTTTCAGACAATTTCCATTGACAGATTTTAGTGTTTCTGCTGCTGTTGCGATATCAGGAACATCTTTTTCAAGTGCGAGTGATTTTAGCCCTTACGTTTATGCACAAACAGGAAATATTTTTGTCACAAATGGGATGAATAGCACGGCTAATTCGTACACTATTTCAAAACTAACTTATAATGGAGTTGCAGGAACGTTGACATTCGTTTCTACAACCAATATTGATAACACGTTTGCCAAAACAACTAATGCAGTAATTAAGTCAGGGTTACTTTATACAATGATTTCAGGAGTATTGAATAGCTTTAATTTGACAAGCGGGGCAAAGATTTCTTTGGGAACTTATTCAGGGGTCGCTGGCCAGTTATTTTCATTTAATGGTCAGGTTTACTTCTCATCAGGACAGGTTGCTAAGAAGTGGTTTTAAAATATTATTTTTTTTTGATATAAAAGTCAGTCTTAATTGGCTGACTTTTTTTATTAGTACATTTGTAAAATAAAATATTTTTTTATGGCTACTTTTGGATTTGATGTAAATACAACAGGTATTATTCATTTAACAGATAGGTTAGAACGCTTGAATAGGTCGGCATTTCCTGCTGCCGTGAGGGCTACCTTATCCGATGCTGCCTTCGAGATGAAAAGTAAAAATATTTTGGAATCTGCCAGAAGGAATATGAAGGTAAAACAGCCTAATTTCTTTAAGGCAAATACTGGAGTTGAGCGAGCAAGATTTAATCGTAATGTAGAGGCAATGAAAGCCACTTCTGGATTTACTAATAAGCGTGGAGTTAAGGCAAACAAGGCGGTAAATTATGGTATGGAAGCCAATGAGGTTGGAGATACTGACAGCACGGGAATGATGTATAAAAAAGCAACAAGGTCTGGGCGTGGTTTGGTTAGGAGAAATAAATATTATAATAGAGGTAAATTAACCAAAAGCCGTGCTAGAAAAAAAGGAAATGCATATGTTCAAAGTGCTTTTGCTTCATTGCAAGATAAAAAACCTGTAATGGTAGATACTAAATCAGGTCGGGCAATGATTATGGTTAAAAGCATTACCAGTTCTAAAGGGAAGCTTAGAATAAAATCAGATTTATTGATGTTGGATAGAACGGTTAAAAAAGCTAGAGCCAAAGGAACTCATTTCAATAAGGAGGCGGCCCAAAAGACTCAAAAGCAAATGGAAGGATTCTATCAGAAGAATGCTCAGTTCCAATTCGGTCGAGTATGGAGATAAAAAAATATTTTTTTTTTAATTTAAAAACATAAAGCATGAGTTATTTTGACGAAATAGATAATGTAGAATTTACCATTGAAACGGGAGATGGTTCAAAGTATTTTCCGCTTTTTAAAGGAGGGGAAAAAGAAGTTGAATACAATACAAGCCTTTTCGATTTGATAAACGTAAAAGGAACATTGGTTGACAGGAAAAAGCCTAGATCACCGTTCTTTAATTTAGTGTTTTGGTTCCAAGGAATAGATTATTTGGACATAGCTAGAAAGTTTGAAGTTTCAGCTGCTGATTCCAGACCGTGGAAAGTTGAGCATCCTATTTACGGGATCATAAAAGGGCAGCCGCTTTCATTTAAACGAAATGATGATAACCTAAATTTAGTAGAGATTACTGTTCCTTTCTGGGAAAGCATTGAAATTGATTATCCATTTACCAACTACAGCATCAAGGATAATACCAGAGATAAGCGAACAAGTCTTTATGCTTTGGCTTCTCTTTCGTATGTTACAAACAACCCTGTTGTTTCTGCAGATATTCCTAAATTAAAAACAAGTATTTCTGATATGTCAGGAGCTATGAAAAGTATGCAGGATAACTCTACATATTCAGAGTTTCAAAATCAGTTGAATAAGGGATTGAAAGCGATTGATAATTTATTGGATGATCCGTTTAATGCAATTCAGAACATTCAGGCATTTTTGGATTTGCCTACAACTTATGCGCAAGTACTGGAATCGAGGCTGGCAAGCTACGAGAGTATTTATTCTAGGTTAGAATCAACGATTAAGAGTGTTGCTGACAAGAAGTACTTTGAAAGCATTTCGGCTTCTCTAATCGCTTCTTTTAGCGTTGTTCTTGTTACACCCGAAACAAGTGATTATGTTTTAGTTTCAGATGTGTTTAATGCTTCTCAAAGATTGGTTGTTTTGTATAACAAATATTTAACCAAATTAGATGAGCTGAAAGTATCTTTGTATGATGTGAATAATTCTTTTAATCCGGATGCAAGCGTACAATCTGAATTGAGTTCTCTGGTCCTGTACACAATCTCAAATTTATACAAACTTTCATTTGAAGCCAAAAGAGAAAGAATAGTTGTTGTAGAAAAAGATACCAACCCAATTTTATTAGTTCATAGATATATGGGTATGGATTCAGATGATGAAAATTTGGCTAATTTTGTTACAACAAATAATATAAAATTAAGAGAACTATTCCTGATTAAAAAAGGGCGTGAGGTTAGATTTCAAATATAAAAATTATTTTTTTTTGAAATAAAATATTTTTTTTACAACAAATACAAAGAACATGGAAATTAAAGTCGCAGGCAAGTTCATTAACCTTTTTAATTCTGGAAAGATAACTTTGAAGTTGGATTCTATCGGATCAACTTTTGAATTTTCAAGCCATTTTGTTGCCAATAGTATTGAGCATCAAGAAATATTCAAACCATTACAATACAAACAAATTGAATTTTATAATTCAGAAAACAAATTAATTTTTACAGGAACAATTCTGAATCACGTATTCAAGAGCGACAAGGGGCGCAACTTGGTGGTATTATCGGGCTACAGCAAGTGCGGTATCTTGGAGGATGTGACCATCCCTGTTAAGAACTACCCATTAGAATCAAATAACCGATCATTGATTGATATTGCAACTCGTTTGTGCGGATTGTATGGAATTAAAGTTTCAATATCTAAAAACGTTTCCAATCTTGCTAATACGGCTGTAAAAGCCAAAACAGGACTAAAGGAAAAAACAGATTTGAAGAGTTTGGAAGCTAAAAGCAAAAGTGTTTTTGGTAGAACCTCAGCAGGACCAACAGAAAGTGTAAAAGATTATTTGGCAAAACTATGCTCCCAAAAAAATATTATTTTATCACATGATGAGTTTGGAAATGTTCTTTTATTTCAGCCTGAATATGACCAGAAGCCAAAGTTTAAATTTGGTAAGGGGGATACTTTAGAAATGACACTTTCATTCAATGGACAAGCGTTACATTCTGAAATTGATATTGTGAGCCAGCCGAGTGATGATAATGAGGGAGTATCTTTAACTGATAAGGCTATAAATACCCTAATTCCAATCTATAGACCAACGACCAAAGTTTTGACAAGCGGGGAGGAAACCGATACCAAACAGGCGGCAAAGAATGAATTGGCAGCCGAACTCAAAGCAATTCAATTAACTTTGAAATTACAAGGAATTTTTGATACTCTTTATCCTGGCGAAATAGTCACCGTACATAATCATTACATATACTGCTACGCCTACAACCGCTTCATGATTGAAAGTATTGAGTATAATTTTGACGAAAAAGAGGACACTACAGTATTGAATTTATTAATACCTGAAAGTTTCACTGGCGGTCCTAAAATAAGAAACATTTTATTTAACCACCAAGATGATGATAATCATATTGAGCCAAATCTCAATGAGGAAAACCCTTTATATACCAACGACAAAACTATATTATAAAAGTTTATGAAAAGAAAAAAATTTTTTTTTTGAAAACACAATCTAAAAAAGAAAAAAATTTTTTTTTTGAAAACACAATCTAAAAAAGAAAAAAATTTTTTTTTTGAAAACATAAAATTATGATTACACTAGCGAAAGTAAGAGAAACATTTGTTGAAAAAGGTAAACTGATTATAAAGTCGTTAACCTTGAAAGGAGCAGCAACGGCAAAGCAGGTTACTCCATTCGGAATTGATAGCAATCCTTTGGGAAATTGGACAGCCATTTACGCAGATACGACAAATGCGGGCGAGGCGGTTATTCTGGGCTACATAAACAAGGACTACATTACGGAGCAGGGAGAAATACGCATCTATTCGATAGGGGACGATCAGGCTGTTAAGGCTTATGCGTATGCCCGTAAGGATGGAGTATTGGAGCTTAACGGATCGGCCTTTTCGGCCGTGAGATACCAAAACCTTAAAACCCAAATCGAGTTGCTGCAATCGCAAATAAATAGTCAATGGCCGTTAATTGCTTCGGGGATAGCCACGGGAGGCGGTGTATATACCCCTACTAATGTAAGTGTAGATATAAGCAGCTCTGAATGTTCAACCGTTAAACTGAAATAATATGAAAATAGATAGATCTTTTTCAACACTATATTATATAGTTATTATTCTCTTAATATTCTCTTTTGTCTGCAGAGTTTTTCGAGCAGTTAAGAAATAATCCTACAATCTTTAAAAAACATTTAAACGTCAATCCTAGTAAAATCAGGGGTTGACGTTTTTTATTAAAAAAACTTTGCAAAAAACTTAAACAAAAGTTTGGATATGTAAAAAAGAGTCGTATCTTTGACCCAACAAATAACAACAAAATCAAACATTATGAAAAATCTTTTATCAAAAATCGCAATCACATTATTAGTTTCTTTTTCTTCAATGGCTAATAACATCGACGATAACAGCCTTTGGAATAACAAAGGAAAAGAGCTTACTTTTAAAAAAGGCGACACTATCAAAGTAAAATCTGGTTCAAAATCTGCTGCTTATGTTCTAACAGGAAAAGTTGAACACGTTTGCAACGCTTCATACATCAAAGTAAATGGCTTTTTTGTTGCTATTTCAGACGTCGAAATTATCACAAAATACAATACAGTTAAATAATGGAAATCATCGTTTATAAATTCAAAATCACATCGAAACATGATGATTCGATTTTGGGAACAGGCAATTTTAAAGTGTGTAAACAAATGACAGAGCAACAACAATTAGTTTTTTTACACCATTATACGAACGGATGTTACTTAAGAAATCAGTTTGTAAATATAGAAATAACAGTCGTTTGAGCGACTAAAAATAGGCTTTAAGCTCAAAGCGTTGCCCTTCGGGGCGGGTAACAAAAAACAACAATTTAAAAAATAGAAATTATGAGAAAATTTGCTTATTACTACGACAAAATGCCAATTTCAAAACTTAGATTTGAAATGAATGTTCCTGCAGGATGGGAAGAAGAGGTGGAAGACGGTACATATTCATACGGTTATTACCGTGCAAACGAAATTGAATAACTAAAAATTAGAAATCATGAGAAATCACATTTTATCGATCTTAAAAAGTATGACGTTTATAGTATTGGTTTTCGGGGCTGGCTTTGGAGCGGGATTTTGTTATCAAAAAAAGATAATGACCGAAAGAGCCATTGAGGTTTTAACCCCTGCAAGGGGATGTTATGAGGTTCAGGATATAGAAATAATAATCTTTGGAGAGCCGCAATTATGAGAACCAAGCCCAGAAAAATATCCGAAGCAGACAAACTAACAAGGTTGAGCCTTTTGTTTTTGTCTTTAGTAACAATTTTAAGTGTAATTTTAAATTAAAAATAAATGAGCTACAAAGACCGCAACTTAATGGTATATGTTAAAATAAAAGACTCAAAGAAATTCAGCCCATTGTCTAGTTTGAAGGATTTTACAGTTACAAATGATTTGATTTATGCGGCTTTAATTCCTTTTGAGAAATTACAAGCTTTAAAAGAATGGGCTAATGAATTTTCAGAGCTATCAATAAAAGAGGGCGTTACTATTCAAATTAGAAGTTCAAAAGATAGAAAAAAAGTGTTTCACCAAATTAATTAAAAAAACAAAATAACATGATTTTAGTACAGAAATATTACGGGCAAACTTTGCCTATGAATATCGCCTACGGAAGCGAAGAGACAGCAAAGAGAAATATCGACAGCTGCTCTATAGGCGCCTGGAGAGTAAAAAAAGAGAAGTGAACAATTTAAACTAAATTATTATGTGTTATTCAAAAAAAAACATTATTTGTCTTTTGGTTATTAGACAAAATAGACAATTTAAGTGAATTTTTTTATGATTATTCAAGAAATGAAAAAATTATAAAAAAAGCCTCTCTTTAGAGAGGCTTACCTTTTGTAGAAAGGAAAATTAATTTTACAATTAAATTCAAAGCAAAGATATGAGAAGTTATACAGAAGAAGAAATAATTTATTTAAAAGAAAATTTTTTAGAAAAAACAAATAAGACATTATCAATAGAGCTTGACAGAACACTTGACGGAATTATTCAAAAATTAAAGGAGTTAGGCTTAGTTAGAAGACAAATTAATCCTTACACCGAAGAGGAAAAAAAATACATTCTGGACAATATACGAAAAAAAACTATTTCACAAATAGCTGTAGACTTAGGAAGAAGTCAAGGCGGTGTTTCTAAATTTATATCAAAAAACATAATCAAGAAAACTAGAAAAAAACAACAAACCTATTTAGAAAATATTGATGAGGATATTGTTCCTTTTTTTTCAAAAGGGGATAATTATTACGGAATAATTGAGCAAATGAAAATTAATGATTCGTTTGAGTTTCCTGAAAGCGACCGTCAAATAGTTAATAATCAAAAATATATGTTTGTTCGTTCTCTTGATAAAGATAAAGATGTTATTTTTTCTATTAGAAAAACAGAAATTAAGGAGGGGTTTCAATTTTGTAGAATTTGGAGATTAATGTAAAAAAAAGGCAGACCATGAGTAAATTAATCACATCCGAAAAAAGAAATTACTATTGTTATAGTAATATAGGCTTAGGTGTCACTTGTAGAATATTTAACTCAGGATGGCAAATGATAGGCTATTTATCAAATATTGATGCGGAGGCGCAAAAAAACTAAAAAGCCATGAATAGA